GTTGCTATTTTTTAACAATTTACCATCGCTACCTATTCCTTCTTGAAAAGCATCTACATTTAAACTGATAATTTTATCTTCATTAGCCAAAACAATGCGCTCTTGTTCGTTAAGCATTTCCGCATTAACAAACTTACATTTTTTGATATAGTCGTTTATTGTTGTTGACATAAGACAAATATACAAAAAAACCCGTTACTAAATGCAACGGGTTTAATTCTCATTATTTTAATAAACTAAGTAGCAGAAACTATTACAGTAGCCGTATTTGATTTATATAAAACATCTGCCAAAGTCAATACAATACTATCTAAAGATACTTCGACAATATCAGCAGTTGTATTTGCAGTTACTGTAAGCGTGTATTTTTTAGTTACAGAACTATAAGAGACTGCGCTTGGAGTTATTGCAACGCCATTACGGATTACGCTAAAATCACCTACTAACAATCCTTCGACTGGATGTGTTTTGTCTTGTAAAAACGCGCTTACCACTATTGAGGTAGATAGCGTAACAATTGGATTAACAGAAACAACAACCTCGTTAACTCCGCTTAATTCACCATAGCTAAAATCTAATTCATTAGACTCAATCCAAGACATTCTCTCGTCTATTTCGGCACGCTCAATTAATTGCAAAAGGATAGTTTGAGAGCTTGCATCTGTACCGTTCGCTCCCATGTATTTACCATTTTCAAACATTCCGAGAGTAAATCCTTTAGCCGAACCTGATTTAGTTACCGTGAAAAACATTGAATTATCAACGTCAAATAATATTAAATCATAATTTCCATACCCTGACAAAGAAGTCAAAGCTTTATGAAAGTTGATACCGTTGTCAAAAGTAACCGTGTGTTCGTAAGGATTTTTACCTGCTACGACTTTAATTCCAGAACCCGCACGAGTAATAATATTGTCGTCTGCTGTTGAGTCTTCAAAAGATACGACACCTTGTAACATAATTAAAGTACCATCTTGCTGTAAAGAACGCATATAGTCCTTTGTAATTTCAGATGCAAATACAAATCCTTTTTGAACCAACCCTAATGCGGTTACTCTTTTTCGGTCTTGTCTGCATCCTGCTAACCCTGTTCCAAGAACTCCATTAGCTCCACAATTCACTGTGTTTATTTGTGTTTCTAAACTCATTATTTTATAAATTTATTTAAGATTAATTTTTCAATTGTTTTTTTATCCGATAGCTCAATATTAGAACTAACTTGATATTTTTTATCTAAAGTAAATTCCTTAATTACTTTAAATGATTGTTTTTTTTGTTCTTTTTCTGCCATAGCATTAAAATTTTATATTTTGTTTTATACAACCAGTCGTTAGCTCAATTTCTAAATCTAACACAATTGCATTCCAAATAGTCACTAATCCTTTTCCGTTATCATTTACGCTATAATTTGGCTTTAATTCTTTATCAATAGTACTTCCAACTATCTTTGAAATTCCGCTACTCTCTAAAAGTGTAATAAAATCATTATAAACAGGAATAAGAACTTTTGCGTAGTCTGTTTGGCATTGTTGAGCATTAAATCCATCAACATCATTTGAACGTGTTGCAATTACAAATCGTGCATTTCTTGTTACTCGATTACGCAATAAATCATCTGTATCTTTAGAAGTTACTAGCCAAATAAGCGGGTATTTTGAAACGCTTTCCTTTAAGATTAAGAATTTATTCAATACATCAATAGTTCCCCAATCGTATCTGATTGAATGGGTATTTTCCCAGACTGGCATTAATGCGATTAATTCTCTAATCTTTTCTTCAAAAACTATCATATCCCAAAACTGTTTTTAGTTTCGTAAATCTTAAAATACTCAGGTTTCCAATTTGCAAACTCCATTTGTTTATCCATTAAATAACCATAAAGACTCTTTTCTATTCCGTTACAACCATACCAATCTACAAAATTATCGGTTATGTTTGGAAATATTAAATACTCACCTTGATATTGTTTAATGAAATTTTGATGCACTCCTGATATTAAATATTTTGGAGTTTGAACCGTTGCGTTTTCTGCATTAACTTTTTTTGCTCCAGTTGCTGAAAGTCTTATATCTGTTTGAGTAACGAACTCTTGAAAGATATAATTAGCGATTAATGAATCATCATTATCTAATCCTAACCATATTTTTCCGTCGTATTCATCACCTTGAATCAGTTTCTTGAACTTTTCGTCCGCTGTATTAATATCTGTTATTGCTTTTATTTCGTTGTAAAGACTTAAACCAAGTGCGTTTAATAGTATTTCACGCTCTAATTTTACACATATATAATCTAACTCCGTAGCATTATTTGGAGTTGCTGACGGGTCAACAACAGCTAAAGGAATGTGTATGTAATTCTGATTGTTAAAGAATGATTTATCTACTATTTGCATTTTGTTATTTTTTTGATTTAATCTCTGTTACCTCTTCAAAAAGTTTTATTTCAAATCCTTTTTTTAAAGCGTCCTTATCGTCTATTTCAATTAAGGCGGATTTTTTATAACCCGCCCAATCTTTTAACAATTTAACTTGCATTTATTACGCTTTTGTTAAAGCAGTAATAGCAGTTGAAAGAACTCCTTTTACAAATGCTCCGTAATGATTTGATTTTACTCTTTGAACTAAACGAGCCTCGGCAAGAATAGTTACTAAGTTTTTAGTAAAATCGTCATTTTCATAACCTACGTTAATAGTCAACCCCTCTTTGAAACGAACTCCTGCTTTACTAAAATCACCTACCAAGAATGAATCCAAAGCAATACCTGTATTTGCCACAACACGAATACCGCTAACCACCGTGCCGTCAAGAGCGGCGAATGGAGGCATAATGTATTGACCCGTACTATCTTTTGACAATTCCATTCCTGTAACATCTGTAGGATGCATCAAGATATAATTTGGCTCAAACAAGTTAACCCTAACTTGATTGATTGCGGTTCTAAGAACGTCCCATTTAGTTGGCGTTGGAATGGCTAATGCAAACGAACCAGCAGCCCATGCAGTAGCATTCGTATTGATACCTGTTAAATTAACAGTTAAACCTGTTCCGTTCAATAATTGGTCGTCAATTTTCAAGTTGATTAACTCTGTTAATTCTTGGTCAATTTCAGAACGCATAAGTTCAACATCGTCTAACATTTCTTTGGTAACCTTGATGTAAGCAGTTACTTTTTTAACGTTAGCAGAAGCAACAACTAAATCAAAATCAGCTTGTGATTTCAATGCTCCCTCAGCAGTCATAGCGGCACCACCATCACGGTTTTTTTGCTCTACCCATTCCCAAACGTTTGACATGATTGTACCAACGTTTACCAATTGTAAAACAAAAGGATTTCTTGTAACGATTCTAGTAATACCTGCTTCTCTTTCCGCTTGTGGAATTTGACCTGTAGTATTAGTAGATAAAGCCATTGTTCCAGCAACTTTCAAAGTAATCTGAACAGAAGCTCCAGATTTCTCTTTCATTGCTTTTAGTTCTTCTGCTTTTTCAGTCAAAAGACTTGCTAAACCCTGTGGTACATCATTAGACGTTCCTTTAGTTTCGATATTAAGCACTTTCAAAGTAACTTCTTCTAAGTCTGCTTTTAATGCTTTTACTTCTTGTCCTTCTGTTTCCAATGCTGAAACTTTAGACATAATCTCAATCAATTCCGATTTAGAAACTGAATTTGTTTTCATTGCATCTATTTTAAGACCCAATTCTTTAATGATTTCTTCCATTTGATTTAAAATTTGTTTAATAATTCTTTTAGTAATTCTTTTTCTACTTCTATAGTTTGAGTGTCTTTTGACGGCTCTTCTATATTTTCAAGTGACTTATCGGCTTGAATTTTATTTTTTATTGCTTTCATTTTGTTTATTTCATCTGTTTGGGATGATTTTATGTTGTCGACAATGGCTTTTAAGTCCTTATCTATTATCTCTTTTTTATATTCATTAGCCATTTCAATCGCTTTTTCGTGGTGCGGAATCATCATATCAATAAATTCAACATCTTTATTTTTATTCGATGCCATTGCTTTATATTCTTTTTGCGTAGGCGTTAATTCATTGCTACCTAGTAATACTGCGCTTATTTCGATTAGTTTAGCTTCTTTTACCAACCAAAAGAACCCCTTTTCTGTTGCTTTCTCTGGATTTCCTAATGTGTCGATGTTGTCTTGCCATACTTTAAACTCTTTCTCAAAACTTTCATCATTAACCGCTAAATCAATCTTCACATATTGCATCCCAACTGAGTGTTGATTAATACGTCCCGCTTTATATTCATTAAAGATTTGGCTATTGTAATCCTTGAATATTTCTGTGTCCATAAATAAGGCTTGTGTCATTCCTGACTTATTAACTCCTAAATCTTTCCATGCTATCTCTTCCTCATACGTCTTTTTAGGCTCACCAACCTTTGAAGTTAATTTAAATTCGTGATCGTGTAAATGAAATATGCTTTTGTTTTCCTTAACCGATTTAGTGAAGCATCCTTTAGCGTGTACATCATTGTGCGAATCCATCCATAAATAAGTGTTACCTACTATAGTACGCTCTAATGAGCCTTCATTATCTTTAAAAACTCCTTTGATAGTTGTATTTGCTGTCTTGATAATAGAACTAATACCGCCTTTAACCGTTTTTACTTCGGCTTTCTTTAGTTGGATTAATTCCGCTTTGTTTGCTACTATTTCGGCTATATTCATTTCTTTACTATTTTTTGGTCTATTAATTGTTTCTGTTTTTCAGCTTTAATTTTATCTATAAATGCTTTCTTTTCTTCTTCCGTAAAATCTTTTAACAATGTTTTCATAATTTTTAATCATTAAATATTACTAAATAAGTGCTTGGAATTTGAGCTATTGATTTCTTATCGACTACTAAAGTCTTTTCTAAATATCCAAAATCAATAATTTCACATTTAGAATCTTTAGAAACTTCAATTTCTTTAATTAAAACACTTTCGAAATAGATTTCTATTGT